CCATATAAACTAACCAAACATAATCAACTGATCCATAATAGTCCAATGCAATGTCTTCTGCTCTTTCACCTTCAGAAACGGTATAAGAATAATAAACAAATGGATTATTTGCGAGTGATCTTGCGAATGATGCTCGTCGAGATATATCTCTAACCTTTCTTCCTTGATATTCTATGACCGGGAAATGTTGAAAATATTTAGTTGCCATTATCCTTCTCCCTCTTCACTACCCGAATTAGATTCAACATTATCACTGTAATCTTCGGCTGTTTGTATTTCAAGTTCTTTAAACTCCATTGATAATTTAACTCCTTGTGGTACACCGCCTTCGGCAATCACAATTTCACCACTTGCTCCATAATCAACATTTATACTACTACACATACAAGGTTTAAATTTTACAAAATGATTTTCTTGAATACCTAACAGATTAATACTTACAACTGCGGGGTATGTTAAAAATGCTCTACTAAGTGATGCAGTAAATACGCCGTTATTACCAGCAACATTTCCGGATTCATTTGTAAGATCTCCTGTTACTGATTGAACGTGTGGTAATACTTGACTCTTAAGTGCTCTTATAATTAATCGAATATCTTCTGCTTCTTGTTTACTCTCAGGATATAATGTCCAATCTAATGAAAACGATCTTAAGTTAACACCTTCAAAAGAAAGAGTAGCCTGTGGATTAATTGCGGTACCTCTTGAAGCACCCATTGCTTTACCTAAACCTGGAGAGAAACTATTTAAAGTATTACTCATAAGAAATGATAACACTCTTGATCCTTGTGCTGCAAGTTCTGCATTTTGACTATTTGCATTATTTGATTCTTGAGTTAAAAAGTCGGCAATTCCTTTTACTCCTGATTCTCCCATACTAAATAGGTTACCAGCAACTCCACCTAAACCACCACCTTCTGATGAAAATACAGGTGCAAGAGTATCAACAATGAAACTTTCAATAAATGTCTTTTCCATAGAATTAACACTAATGCCTGTTGCGTCTGTTAATGATTTTGGCATTGGTAATTCAACAACGCATTGGCCAGTTTCTTGTGCGTTTGAAAATTGTGTTTTAGGAATGGTTCCTGTACTATCTGGCGTTACGAGCTGAGAGTAATCGTATTTCTTAAAGATTAATTGAATCCCGTGCGGAAATGGTGCAGCAGGAAAATGGTGTCGAGTGATCCCACTTAGATCTCGCTTGCCACCGCTTCTGTTTTTAGGTCTTGCCATTCTTAGTTTCCTTTGCTGTCTCCGTCTAATTCTAATAAATATGTATACGGATAATGTAATTATTTATAACAAAAATCGGAAAGTATATTATGGCATATAAGGGTAAGTTTAGACCAAAACGTCCCGATAAGTATAAAGGTGACCCTACAAAAATTATTTATAGGTCTTTGTGGGAATTTAAGGTATTTAAATGGATGGATTCTCATCCTGATGTAATATGGTGGCAATCAGAAGAAGTCATTGTTCCATATAGATCACCGATAGACGGAAAGGTACATAGGTATTTTCCTGATGTGGTAGTACATAAAAGAGATGGTCAAGGTAATCCTCAAACGATTATGATTGAAATTAAACCAAGCTCTCAATGTAGACCACCTGATATAAAGAATAAAAATAAAACAAAGACAGGCAGAGTTTCGAGAAGATATTTAAATGAAGTTAAACAGTGGGGAGTCAACGAAGCAAAATGGAAAGCAGCAAAGAACTTTTGCGCTGACCGTGGATGGTTGTGGACAATTATGACAGAAAAACATATACCAGGAGCACGATAAGTGGCACAGCTGTTTTCAGATATACTCGCAAAGGGTATAAGACAAGGACAAATTCCTGCTCGAACAAAAAGTGCTCGTGAATGGTACCGCGGACAAGCAACTAAAGCATTAGGTAAAAAGATTACCGAACAGGAGCTTGTAGGTAATAGTGATCCAGGAAGAAACGTTTCTCAACTCAGAGGTGATAGTCCATACGGTTCAATGTATTTCTTTAGATACGATCCTAAGCATAAAGCTACTTTACCATATTACGACGCATTCCCATGTATATTCCCAATAAATAAAGTTAAAGGTGGTATACTTGGTTTGAACATGCATTACTTACCACCAAAGATGAGAGCAGAATTAATGGATGCTCTCTATAGTACTGTATCAGATAAAAGATACGATGAGAATACACAATTACAAATAAACTATAAGATATTAAATAGTGCTGCGAATCTAAAGTTCTTTGCACCATGTGTTAAAATGTATTTAGCAAAACATGTAAAATCTAAGTTTGTTAGAATAAATTCGTCAGAATGGGATACTGCTTTGTTTTTACCAGTGCAGAGTTTCCAGAAAGCAGGGCAACAGCAAGTCTGGGCGGATTCAAGAAAGATTGCCAACAGGAGTTAATGAATGCCATTTAACATAACAGATTTTAAGAGTCAGTTTGAAAAACATGGCGGTCCTGCGATGTCAAATTTATTTGAGGTCCAATTGCTTGGTTTACCTAAAGGAATTGTAGTAAATAAAAACTACGATCCTTCAAGAGGATTTACTTTCTTTTGTCATAAAATGGATATACCTGCAGTTGCGATTAATTCTTCTGACGTTGCATATACAGGACAAATGAAAAGGAAAATCCCAACAGCAGTTCAAAACCCAGGACCAATGACAGGAAGTTTCTTTGTTGATAGTAATCACCATGTATTAGCATTCTTTCATCAATGGGCACAAACTATTGTAAATTACAGTAAAGGAAATGATCCTACAGCAGAAGTAAATGGTAAGTTACCACATGAAGTTGGATTTAAGAAAGACTTTTCTTGTGATATGATTATTAAACATTATTCAACAGATTCATACCCAGAGGTTTATTATGAAGCAAAACTATTTGGAGTATGGCCTGTAAGTATTGGAGCTTTAAATCTTGATTGGGCCGGTGGAACTGCATTATCATTAGATGTGCAATTCACAATGTCTGATATTGGATTTAGTTCTGATAGAACAGGAACAAAAGATGGACTATCAAGAGGTGGTGGTTTATTGGATGTACTCGGAGATATCGCAGGATTTGCCGATACTGTAAGAGGTACATTAAAAGGTGGGAAACCAACAAGCATTCAAGACGCAGTCAATAGATTAGACAGGCTAGGGAATGCAATTGATAACTTAGGTGGTTAGATTTAAATTATAGGAGTATACTATGGCACTACCAAAAATTGATTTACCGATTGGAGAATTAACTCTTCCAAGTAACGGTGATAAAATAAAATATAGACCGTTTACGGTTAAAGAAGAAAAGATATTATTGGTCGCACAGGAAGCTGGAGATGCAGAAGCTGAAGTGATCGCAATGAAACAGATAATTAATAACTGTTTGATTGATTATCATATTGAGGATATAGCATTATTCGATTTTGAATATGTATACTTGATATTACGATCTAAGTCTGTAGATAACATGGCAAAGTTTGTAATTAAAGATCCTGACACAAATGAGAATATTGAATTAGAACTTGATATGTCAGAGATAGAGGTAGCAAGAGATCCTAAACATACAAACGAAATTATAATTAATGATGATTATACATTATTTTTAAAATATCCAAACGTGGATAGTTTTATTAGAATCGTTGCTATGAATGAGGAAGATCCGTTAACGAATTATTTTGTAATGGTTGCTTGCTTGGATACATTGGCTTCAGAAGATGAAGTACATGATTTTTCAGAATATAGTTCTGAAGATGTAGAAACATTTATGGATGGTCTCTCAGGAGATGTTATTAGACAAATAACTACTTTCTTTGAAACTATGCCGAAGATACGAAAAGAATTACCGTATACAAATAGTGAAGGTAAAGAGCAAACATTTGTAGTAGAAGGAACACGAAGTTTTTTTACGTAAGCCTTAGCCATATAACGCTAGGGCATTACTACCAAATGATTTTCTCCATGGCACAACACCATAAATGGTCTGTGGCTGAAATTGAGGCAATGATGCCTTATGAAAGAGATCTTTATTTTAGTATGCTGGTGCAATGGATAGAAGAGCAAAACGAAAAACGACAAGGTTAAATTAAATGGCAGAAGAAACCACAAAGAAAAAGTTAAGTCCTGAGACTGAAGCTATTATAGATCGGCTGAAACGAGAAGGTCAGCTGACGCGTAATAGTGAAGGTAATTCTATCAAGTCAATTAAAATAAATCTTGACAAGTTTGCTGATGCCTTTACAGCCATTCAAAAAAGTTCAGAAGATACTGCCAGAATTATGACAGAAAACTTTGTTGATGGTAATACTGAAATACTTAAAAAGGTTGATGAATCATTAGAAGGTTTAACCGACGAACAAAAGAAAGCCGAACTTCAAAGAAGAAAGGAAGTCAAAGAAGAAGCAATTAAAAAGAAAGAGGAGACAAGAGAACAATCAATGGCTGAAAAGTCGTTAAGGGCTACTCTTATGAATGGCTTTGGTGATTTAAAGAAAGGATTCTTAGCGGTTAAAAAAGATCCGTGGGGTTCATTACTTCAGATCGGAAAGTGGGCAGTTATAATACCAATATTAGCAGGAGCAATAAAAGGTGTTCTTGATTTGATGTTTGGTGATTCTGAGATGGCCCAGTTTTATAAAGATATCAATAATAGTGCGTTTATGAAATTTGTTAAAGATCATCCATGGGCGTCTCTTGGTATTGCTCTTACAGCTTTTGCCGGTGTTAAATGGATGAAAATGTATTTAGCAATGATGGCTGCTGCAAAAACACTTGGAGTAGGTGGTGGTACAGATGTTGTAGCAGGCGGTACTGGAAAAGGAAAAGGAAAGGGACTCAAAGATAGACTTGGAAGATTATTAAAAACAACAAAGGGTAAAGGTGGACTTGCTGGTATTGTACTTCTTACTGTTGGCGGTATAACATATGCAGTAATGGATGATGATGACGAACCTGTAAATGTTGACGAAGAAATTAAAAGAATTAGAAGAGAAAACGAAGTAAAAGAACAAGAAGTTATAAAAGGAAAAATAGACAGTTATAAAACCACCTTAGAAAGAGATAGAACAACTTTTGGTGATGTATTAACAGGAACTTTAGTTAGTGGAGGCATTGGTGCTGCAGGTGGTGCCGCTTTTGGTGGCGTAGGAGCAATTCCAGGCTTGATAGGTGGATTAATTTTTGGAGCTGTTACTGGTCTTGGTACGGTTGCGTATGAAGCGGTTGATGATTATAGAAATGATATTGATAACATTCCTAATGAATTAGAAGCATTATTAAAGAAAGAAAAATTTAACATGGCTGATAAAACTGGTCGTAACAGACAGTTTCAATTATCAGATAAACAAAAAGAAGATTTAGTAAACGCTAACGATGCTCTTATTCAAAAAATGATAGATGGTTTAGTTGGCACAATAGCAGGACAAGATGTAGATCTTAAAAATTTAGAAGCTGCTCTTGGCGGTGAAGTTACACGACAACGAAAAGGAAGTTCTAGAGTATTTTCCGATTATGTAACTATGCCTGATGGTACATTAATTAAAAAATCAGAAGCTGAAAAGCAACTTGCAGATTTAAAAGAAGAAAGATTATTAAGAGAACAACAATTAATTACTTCAAGAAATATATTGAAAGCAAGGAAAGGAGAAGAGCAGGCAATACAAGAAAATGTACAAGCTGTTGAAGATAACACAACAACAGTTAATGAGAAGACTACGGAAATAAAAGATACTCCGAAAGAAGAGGTCGATATAAAACCCAGTACAGAAGAAAGAGAAAGAAAACAAAATATTGCTGCTGGTGGATTTGCTCTTAATATAACAAATAACTATTATAATAAAGGTGGAGATACTGTTGTTCAGAACCAATCTGATAACAGAGTTGCATCTACAAAGAATACTGCTATTCGTGCTGATGGTGGTGGTGGCGGTTCAAGATTTGGCGGTTCATTACCATCCGGTGGCGCGATGGCATAAAAAAGGACCCTGCAGCGGGTCCCAAAAAACGGCTCGGCAGGATGTCACCTACGGAGATTGTTTTTAATATTTATTCTCCTTTGAGGTAAGCAAGTACTTTCTCAGGAGTTGTTTCACCGTATGGATCTGTAGTACAATCATCTTCAAACCCAGGTTCACTAAACATCCTTTCAACAGTACCATCGTCTACGACCATAGCATATCTCCAAGATCTTTTACCGAAACCTAAGTTATCCTTTGCGACTAACATATCCATTCCTGCTGTAAATTCGCAAGAACCATCAGGAATCAATTTAACATTTTTAATTCTCAAATCTTCAGCCCATGCATTCATTACAAATGTATCATTACAGCTTACACAATATACTTCATCAACACCTGCTTCAGTAATTTGGTCATATAGGACATCAAATCCTGGTACCTGATTATTGGAACAAGTTGGTGTAAATGCGCCAGGTAGTGAAAATACAACTACTCTTTTACCTTTAAAATAATCGTCTGTAGTCGGGTAGGTCCAATCGAACTCACCGCTCTCTACGTTTCTGCTTCTTACTTTAAAAGTTACGTTAGGGATAGTTTTCATAATTTAGTTTCCTATCAATAGAGGGAGGCCATTGCGACCTCCCAGATTAATATTGATTAACCTTTTAAGAATTCTTTCTTAGTGTTAATCTTAATTTTACGAGCCTTTTTCTCTTCAGGAATTATTCGTTCCAATGAAACAGTTAAAAGACCATTTACGAAGCTAGCATCAATTACTTCAATATCGTCTGCAAGAGTAAAACTTCTTGTGAACTTTTTGAAGGAAATGCCACGGTGAACATAGTCTCCACCGCCGTTGAAGTAATCTCCTGCTTCATCCCATGTGGAACGAACAGTCAATACGTCTTCTTTTACTTCTATTTCTACATCGTTAATATCAAGACCTGCTAACGCAAGATCAATAAAGAACTTTTCGTTTTTATCAGTTCTGATATTATAAGGCGGGAAGCCTTGTGATTGATGTACTTGTGGGAATTCCACCAATCTGTCGAAAACTCTATCAAAGCCTACGGCAAAAGGGTGAAGTTGGTTTATATTTAATCCAGTCATTTTTATCTCCTATTAAGCAAGATTAATTATTACTATGATGGTTATTACCCATCGGTTAATGTAAAACCCTTACGGCGTTCTACAAATTTATTTATAACGAAGAAAAGACATCCTTGTCTGAAAAGTTACTCCTTTTCTTCTGTTTCAGTTGCTGCTTTAACTGCACCGCTAGCTGCATCAAGAGTATATGTTGTTACATCAGATACGTCTTTGATTACACCGCTGATAATACCAGTTGTTCCATCGACAACATTGCCGACTGAACTACAGCCCATTACAAAAAAGGTCAATACGAATAGTATATACTTCATAGCCTTCTCTCCTTATTACAAGGTACTTCCGGGGGTGGTTTCCTACCCACTAATTGAAGAAGCGTACCACTTGATACGCCGATCATCTTCCTTGAAATAATGGTGCCGGCACCAAGAGTCGAACTCGGGACCTACTGATTACAAATCAGTTGCTCTACCAACTGAGCTATACCGGCCTAATTCTATATTTTTATTATACAACAGATTTAGTATAATGTCAACTATTTTTTGCCGATATTATACTTGACCGTCAGCTCCCAATCATTCTTTTCTTTAAATGAAATTATTTTTATTTGGTTCAGAGAAGCAACTGGATCTTTAGTCTTTGAAGGATCCACTATTTTAACAAGTTCCCATTCTTCTAATAAATTCACAATCGTATTACGACGTGAGATATCTTCTTCTGTTAACGTATTATGCTTTCCGTCTAAAATAAACAATTCTTTAAAGTGTAGTATTGAGTACCTACCTTTCTTATGTAGGATGTGACATGATTGATATAACTTTTTTTCTTTGCGGCTTGAAATGCCTATTCGAGTCAATGTTTCTTTAACCTTGAGGAAGGAATCCTGCGTGGGTAATTCAACTTCGACACCTACTCCTTTGAAAATATCCGTGTCCATGATTTATATTCACCTTGTTAATTATTATGTTTAGTGGCAACGGTTAAGTACCGTATCAGATTATTTATAATAATCATATTTTAGCCACCTTCATTAACTTTATCATGGAGAGATTTAACTTGTTCCTTATTTAATACCTTAAGATATTGTTTAGCAACAGTTCGGTTACATTGATATATTTCTTGGATTACATCAAGATCAGTGTTCTTATCAGCCTTTGGCCATTTTGAGAATCTTTTGCGTTTACGAAGTACAGCACGATAATAATCAAACTGAGCAGCATCAAATAAATGATGACGCATATTCATTTCGTTTGCATGTAAGATGGTGTCCTCAAAATTTGTGAAGCCACGGTTCACTACATAAGGCGTATACATCTTTTCAGTATGTTCAGGTATATCGCTATTGCGAATCAGATCCTCCTTTGAGAAGGACGCAGCGTTCATAAAATCAAACGGAGTTAGGTCTTTCATCAAAAAGCTCCTCGTATTCCTTTACCATAACATCAAAACTTTTACCACAGTCTTCACAGAGAATAAGTGATTTCTTGCCTTCTTCGGTATTCATCTCAACCGTAAACGATTTCTTTTTGGATGTCTTGGTACCACAGTTAAAACATTCAAGTCTTCCAAGCATTATGAGTACTCACATTCAATCATTACTTCTGTTAAGAACGCAACCATATTGATTTCTTGGTCAGCAACTAGGCCTGACTTGTACATATAATCGGCTAATGTAACTATGAAACCAGCTTGTGATTGTAAAATGACCTTTTGTGAACACATATCGTAGATACGTCGAAACATTTCGTTCATATCTTGGTCTGAATTCTTGGCAACCCATTTACGCATATCGGTAAATTGTTTTGCTTTGAGTAATCTGAAAAGATCATCAACTGATTCTTGTTTTAAATTAACAAAGATACCTTCATCAATTTTACCTGAAGCAGCATACGATTGTAATTCAGTTAATACTCTACGGAAATCAGGAAAGTGTTTCTCAATTACTTTGGCAACAACTTTAGGATCGTATTCAACTTCTTCTTGGTCAAGTATTGCCTTAACTCTTTTGAAGAACTCCATTGCCATTTGCGGACGATCGTTTGTATCAATAGTAAAGTCTACTTCTGATAACCTTGAACGTAATGGACTGATAATACGATTCTTGAAATTACAAGTAAAGATGAAACCACAGTTTGAACTATACTCTTCAATAAAGTTACGTAATGCCGGTTGGACATTAGCTGCATTCAAATAATCTGCTTCATCAAAGATTACATACTTACGACCTGTACCTGTTAGAGATACTGCGGAAGCAAATGTTGAGATATCGTATCGGAGGGTATCAATATTAACATTAAGAGAACCATTCTTTACGATATAATCGCAACCAAGTTCTTCAAGCATGGCTTTGGCAATTGTAGTTTTACCTACACCTGGACCACCTGTTAATAATAGATTTGGAACACTGCCGTCTGATACGAACTTACGGAATTGTTCTTTTGTCTTGTCAGGTAGAATTGTATCTTCAACAATCTGCGGACGATATTTTTCAACCCATAAGACTTCGTTTGATTTTGCATCAATCATAATTCACCATAAACATAATATAAAATAATAAAAATTTGAGAAAACGCGAGGGTGTTTGACCACCCTCACTTCTCGAGAAATGAGTTATTGTTTAACCAACAACTTTATCAGCTAAAGGAGCTTCAGGATTTGTTGTGTCAACAGCAATTTCCTCTTCGCCTTTACTTGTATCAGGCTGTGGAGATTTCTGTCTTAAGAATGTTTCGAGTTTATTTCTTAACATCCCTACACCAGCCATCTCTTGTCCTTGGAATCCACCACGCTGAGAAACTACATCAATAATTTGCAGTAGCGTTGACAGATCACTAAGATTGATAACCACTTCTTGTTGTTCCTGACCTTGTTGGCCAAGATGTGATACGTCATTCATATTAATCACCTTTTATTATAAGTCGACTTTGAATCTATAGCCACGTAATACGTGACCCCTTCACCTTTAAACTCTGAGATACCTTTTGAACAAAGAGTAACATCATAGTCTATTGGCATTAGTTTCAAGTTATCAGTTTTAATAATAATCTTGAACTCATCGGCAGTTTCCCCAATTTCAACGCCAAAGTCATCTGCGTTGTCGTTGGCACTGTCGATTGCTTTCAGATAACATTTGCCACTTTCGCCAACAAATGCAATCTCTGAAAATTGTAATACACCAGCCGCCTTCAATACTGAAGACAGTGTATCTGCCGTCACCGATACTTCTACATCAGCAGAAGGAATAGTAATATCCTTTTCTGGTGGAGTATGTATCATTGACAGATCAGCAAAGACGTATTTGGTTCTACGTTTGCCTTCCGATATAATAAAGTATTTATCAAAAAACTCTACATCCGGATCGTTATACAGAGATAAAATAGACAAGAATCTTGATAAATCGTAAACACAGGCATCAGAAGGAATCTCCTGGTCTATATTTGCGATCGCAATCAGCGTCTTCTCTGGAGTTATGGTCTTAACAACTGAACCTGCTGATAACAAGATCGACTTGTTGATAGCGGTAAAGCTTTTTAGGACCGTCAAGGTTTCGTTAGAAAATTTCATTATATAAGTTTCTCCATTAGTTTATTGTTGTCTATTATACAACAGTTATTTAGATTTGTCAATAGGATTATAAGCTTTTTTGTTGGAGCTATTATCTGCGGTTGCAGTTACACCTAATTGACCGAGAGATCCCATGTCACCCTTAAAGATATAAGAACCAACATGATTAAGTTTCATCCAAGGACACATCCATACTGAAAGGTCGGCTTTACGAGCCATCTTACAGAAGAAGTAATCTTCAGACAAGTACCTTCTTGACTCTGGGTCAATGACACAATCAAAGAAAGCATGTATATCTCGAGTACCGTCAAATTGTTCGGTTCTAACATGGTCAGGTTTATATGCAAGTTCAGGATAGGCATCTCGATATTTTTCTAATGCTTCTCTTGTAATTAACATAAACCCAGTACCACCTTCGGCAACTTGAACAGGTTCTGCGAGTTTAAATTGTTTTATATCTCCAACAGGATTAAAAACAAAATCTGATGTAAATTTTTCTAGGTCAAAAGGATTCTCTTTGCCTACTCCGGATTGAGCAGCAGCTGATACCTTTTCCCAAGCAATTGTTTTCTTAGGATATGGACCACATACGACATCGTATTTTTCAGGATCTGAAATCTGTAATGCAAGTAACGCCAAAGCATCTCTTGGATCAAATCCAATGTCTGCGTCAATAAACAATAAATGTGTACAGTCAGATCTTAAGAATTCATCTACGATATAGTTTCTTGCTCTTTGTATTAAACTCTCATTAAATAGAAAGTAATACTTCATTGGTATTTTGTGAGATGAACATAACATACTTAAATCATTGGTTGACTTAGTATATAGTCCAGTACATTGACCACCATACATAGGTGTACCAACGAATAGTCTTTGTTTTTGTAATTCTTCTGTTTTTACTTCAAGCTTCATACTGTGATTTGCTCCATATCGTTTTCGGCTCTTGTGATTGATTGTAGACGCATAACATCAGCCAATATGTCCCATGCCGAATCGTGTGCTTTAAATACTGAATCCCACTTATCTTCGTTTGCACATGGAGGAAATCCATTCTTCTTAATACCAAAGTCAAACTTTGCATCAATAAAAGTTCTTGTATCTCTAACAGTCCAATGTTTTAAGTGTGATTGTAGATGTCCTACTTTACCTTGAGACTTAAATAGTCTTTCAAGTATAACAGGATCAAATGAATTAGATCTTGACCACCAAAAATTAATCTTTGGACCGTCAATTAAAAAATCTGTAAATTGTCTTACGAACTCTTCAACAGAAAGATCTGAACTTTTTGGAGCAATATTCTTTCTTACTTCAGAATCTTGTTTTGACCAAAAGTCTAATGTACCTTTATCAACTACCCAATCAAAGTCCTTTACTTGTTGAGCTACATTTAATTTAAATTTCTTTGTTTTAAATATATCACCCAAATTGTATGGATCGTCTGATGTAAACTTATCCCACTGAAATACCATGACTGACATATCAATCACAGCACAGTTGTGGACATCTTGTCCCATTGTTTCAAAGTCGATGATTAAATCGTTTCTCATAGTAATACCTTTAATTTAATTTGTTATTATAACAAACATTGCTACGGATGTCAATAGTTTTATCCAAAGAATTCTTCTAAATTTGGAGTTGTATCAACACCGTTAGGATCAAGCTCTAATAATTGCTTGTGGTTGTTCTGTCTTAAATAGGTGGTATCTGATAATTCTAATTTACCTGTAAGGAATTTGGCAATCTCTGTATGTAGATCTCTTGATGTTGGTACAGGAACATTCTGTGCAATATGGTTCATCTTCTTTAAACCACCTAGCAATTCAAAATTAGGTGGGAATCCCATCATATGTAATGCTTCACGAATTGTTAATGATCGTTCTTCTGTTGGATGCATTGTGTCAACCATATTACGACCAATTACAGCATTCATATATTCACCAAAGACATGTACTGAACCATCCCATACACCTTTGCCATCAGCAAACTTCATTATTGCGTGGTCGGAATATTTAATACCTTTTTCGTTGCCTGTCTTATGGAACCATTCGTTAGCTTCTTTCATCCAACCTTTCTTACAAACATAATTCAGAGTTGTCTTAACATTCTCTTCAATCATAATCTCTCGAACATCACGGTTCGTTTTGGTCTTAATAAAATTGTAATAAGGTTCATCAGGAACATTCTTATTAATAACTAAATCTTGATGTAAAGCATCTTCAGGAATCTCTTGTAAGTATTCGGTAAAATCCTTTCGGTCTTTATTATACCAATTCATTACAGGAGCGGAGTCTGACTTCCAACCAATCGCAAAGGTCCTGTCGCGTCCTTGTGGAACTCCATGGAATCTCGTTGATGTTTTATACAGGGATAAAGAATAACCCCTCTCAGCACATATTTCATACAGTCTATTCGCTACTGGACGTCCTTTGTTTGTAAACAATGCAGGAGCATTTTCAACGATGACTACCTTTGCACCAAGTTTATCAATACCATCTTGAAAGACCATATACATAAATTCGTTCTTAGCACAACCTGCACCTTTACTCTCTGTTGTTGTTCCTGTATTTAATTGAGATAGAGCAGCACAAGGCGGAGTACCAGAAACTACATCAACTTGTTTAATTTGACCAGGCTCTGCTTCGTCAAGTTTAATATAAGGAATATCGCGTCCCATTGTATTTTGTTGATAGTTTACATATTGACTATCGTTATCTTCAAATCCACCATAAGAATAGATTGCTTCAGGTGGTTTACCAAAAGCTTTTTCTGCTCCTAGCATTTGTCCACCAATAAGTGGAATCAGTGGTGCCCATGTTATTTCTTTTTTGTTCATCCGAAAAAGTCCTCAAGTGTTGCAGCTGCTTTCTTTTCAAATTGTGTTACATCAGGTGCAACATAATCATTATCCATTGCTGTCATAATTTTATTGTTTAAAAATGTACCATCGTAATATTCAGGCTTACATATTAGTTTACGCAATCCTGTAATTACAGATTCATACTCGTCCTCATTATTTAATAACCTATCCATCCTTTCTTTAAATTCAGTAGGAGTCTTAGGTCTTAAAAAATCTGGTATTGGCAAATGCCCTTGTTCATCATAAGATGGATGTAAGAACGGTATCACACCAGCATGTACCATTTCAATATACTTTGAAGTTACCCAACCTTTTGCGATTGGAATAATAAAAGTAAACTTAACATTATTCATTTTTGCCATTACATCATCAAGATGAATAGAGCCTTTGAATCTTGCGTCTGTTTCTGTTTTCTCATGAGTCCATTTACCATAAATCTCAACGTCGTCAAAATCATCAAGTACCCATTCTTTTAATAAGTTATATCTTGAAGGGTTTGCTTCATTCAATATAACCATGAATGGTAATTTACGATTCAGATTAAACTGTTCTGAATGATGATAGTTAATACAGAAACAAGTTTCCATACCTGCATATGTTGCAGATTGCTTTCTTTCGTATCTGACTTGATCTTCATAATCTTTAATAGAACTTACAGTGTATTCATAATCGTATTGACCTAAAGACACTGTTGGTAAATGAAATATGTCTCTTGACTGATTCATTACATATCTTGGATCATTTATAATTTCAACATAAGGAGGTTGTTCTTCATTTAACCAAATAGAAATTGGTGAAGTATAATTCTTTGTCATATCAATCACAGATGCAGGTTTACCATCAGTGATACCTTCTTTTAAATGTTTCACTTGAGTAATTTTATCTGGAATTGTAACTGTACCAACCTGACCGACCATTAGAACTGTATAGTCTAACTTAAATCCTTTCTGACCAAAGTAATTAAAGATATGACGATAGAAATTATCAGTACCATCATTCTTAACTCCTTTCCAAATATCAATTACATTATTATATGGAAACAACTCCAACTCTTCAGACTCAGTTAGAGTACTGAAATCAGATCTTCCGATAATGTAAAATGTTTTGTCTGGGTTGTTATTTGCGAGTGCAATTAAAACTGTAGATGGTTCGTTGTCTCCACCAATAGGAGAGAAACGATTCCGTTTGAACTTGACCGATTTACCGATCTTTCCGAAGCCAATGTTTTTCATAATATAAAATAATTCCGTTCTGTAAATTTATTTATTAGAATCCACCACACGCTTTCGAAGCTCTGTGGAACTGAAGGAATGCCTTCTTCGATTATAATGTACTGGACATAAACCTTTTCCTGTATGTTCCATATCTTTGTATTCTTCACCTACGATACGAATGTCAGGATTAATTGTAAGTATCATATCAATGATTTCTTGTTCAGTTGAAAAAGGTATTACTTCATCTACATATTTACAAGATGATACCTGTATGTATCTTTCAAAAGGTGTTTGGATAGGCTGATTCTTTGCATCAGGACGATCTACGGTTGGGTCTGTAAGTAATCCAACAATTAAATAATCGCACATTGATTTTGCTTCTTGTAACATAACAATATGACCTGCATGAAACAGATCAAACGTTGAACAAGTAAAGCCAACCTTTGCGCCTTCTGATAATTTGGTTCTATCAAGAAACATATATATTCTCCTCTTTTAATAATTCCTCTACTCTAGGTGCGTATATATTATATAGTGGTGATTTATCAATTGGTAAGTAATGAATATACGCAGGAATCTTTTTTAACTTTTTAACTTCTCTCATTACTGTTGTCCATACTCGGACATCACCATTAAATCTTTCAGGTTCATAACCATTTTCGGAAAGCCATTTATAATAGATGGCATAAATGTTTTGTTCTATACACCAATACTTTCCACCCATACTACGGTTATTCTTTTTTGAACCGTACTTAGGTATTACTGAACCACCATAACCTTTCTTATTCTTGTACTTATATACACCATCCATGATAAGTATATATGTATCTTTACAAACTGCTCTCTGAAAGAACTCAATATAACGATCATTCTTGGTATGTATTACTTGTCCTGAGTTCATACTAAAGTAAGGTTCTTTTCTCATTGTTGAAATATCAACTAAGTCTTTATAGATTGGAGCCAAACTGGATTCAACAAACTTACCCATAACACCTAATGCAGATTCATTATAGAACACATACTTATTAAAGAAATAATGATCAAGCGGTTTAAGTAATAATACATCGTCGTCCATCATCATTGCTTTATCAATGTTAAGTACTTCGTGTACATAAGGAAAGACCAACCATTTAATTGCTACTCCGTATGCATTTAGAATCTTAAACAAGTATTCTTCATCAAAGAAATGTTTTGTCTTCTCAATCATTTCCGAAGCATAATGTATTTCAATCTTATCTGATATTGTTTCTGTATTATATGTCTTATTCCTATCATCTAAGATAACATTCAAACGTGTATATGTATCTTCACCATACACATTCCAATATTTAAGTAAGCTTTCAATCCTCTCAATATTATTACTTACTACGAATATATTATTCTGCATAATTAATCATATCCAATATATCGTTAACACATTGTAATATAAAATCTTTATCATCGTGGTATTTGTAAACTCGTATTACTTCAGCAGCAACAAGAGTAAGCAGTTCATATTTGTCTATATGATGGTTATATGCTAACAGTGTATTAATAGCAAGATCTTGTTGATGTCGAGAATAATGATTAATCATCAAACTTGCGATAAACTTTGCTATGTCAAGTTCACGACAACCAAATACATTAGGGATAGGATCAATTAAGAACAATTTATCTTCATTAAACAGCATGTTCTTAACACCAAAATCTCCATGACAATAACCGTATTCTAATTCGATCTTTGCCATCTTTTCAATCACTTCATTAAATGCTTCAAGGTTTGCCAATTGAACATGACTTACAATTCTTGCGATGTAATCGTCAAAGGTTAGAAACTTAGTTTGTTTAATAGAATCAAAAGCATCAAGAGATTCTTGAATCATTGCCAATGCTTTATAAGGTTTGTCATTGAAGTAGTTTGGATCATTAGGAATGTAATCCATTGTAAGTGTATCACCTACAACTCTATGAATTGTTGGAGTGTTTACAATATTACCAGTTTCTTCAAACCACTTTGCTGCTTCATGAGCATTTCTTGCTGTCTTATGTACTAAGGCACCATCAGTATAGATATCAGAACCTGAGAGACCACCTTCGAGTTCTCTTATATCTGTTTCTATAAAATCTTCAGGAGTAATACCTTTGTCGTCAACATAGTATGCTGCAAGTGGTTTATTAAAAGATAGAGCATGGTATTTTACATGATGTTTCTTTAACCAAGATTCAATTTGTGGACCATACTTATCTGATGCTTCTTCTCTACTCCTACAAGAAATAGAACCACGAGCAGTAAAGATATCAATGATCCAACCAGATTCATATAACTTATTGCACTTTTCTATTAACTCAAGATTAGGCTTTGCGTTCTCCCAATCACGATTAGAAGTAAACGCAAGTGTATCATCAAAGTCGAGTACAATTCTTTTATGTAGAGACATCTTAGTCCCTATTCATCATAGATCTTGTTAAACCACCGAAGGCCCAACAGAAATATACAAAGAGTGGAGTTGCGATAGCAAGACGAATCGCGTCAGGCGTCATATCAACCATCTTCATAAATGCAACAAGAATAAACATAGTAGCTGCTATTGTGCCAACTGCTGCGATTCCATACCAAGTATCAATAATAATTTCTTTCATAATATATCCTCAAATAATAAATTCTATTATAACAAAGTTTAAGTCATATGTCAATAGATTAGTTGACTGTATCATTCATAAAGTCAACAAGAACACCTGACTCATCAAACATTCTTCGAGATTTCTCAAATGAATCTAACCACTTCTGTGGTATATCTTCCATTGCCATTACAATTCTATTTATGCCAACTTGGATAATTCCTTTTGCACAATCATGGCAAACTGGTAATCCGTAAACATATAGAGTTGAACCTTTTAATGAAATACCGTTAAAGGTAGCATTATATATGCAATTCATTTCAGCATGAACAACCAAATCATATTTAATTGATCTGTCTTCATATCTTTCAGGTATATCTTCAATTCCTTTTGGAAATCCGTTATACCCAGTGGCTAGGATACGACGGTCATCATTAACTGCCACCGCTCCTATTTGCTTTGATGGATCTTTACTCCAAGAAGAAATCTCTCGAGCAACTCTCATAAAGCGTTTATCCCACTTATCCTGCATTTACTAATTCCTCTACAAATTCAAAATGTCTTTCGTAAACATGGAAGTTAGTTGCTGTCCATATTAAATCACCAGCTTCAATCTCAAGATCATAAGCAAGTTGATTCTGAACAAACTTTGCCCAAGCATAATCATTATTATAACCAAAGACTGCGTCGTTAGATCTCATTACATAATGGGAAATAAGTTTACCATCTCTAATCATAAACGTATTACTAAAGGTACACATAAAGTCATTCATACCGTCACGGTTGAAATCAGTATGCATACTTGGTCGATTATAAATCATTGAAGCACGTCGGCTGTTTGGATTATTTCTCAACTCTCGAAGTACATGTTTATACTGATGACCATTCTCTTCAGAGTAAATACACCAACCATAATTAGAATTGATCTTACCTTCGTCAGAAGATATGTCTTTCCAAATCTGTGGTGTATCACCAGGAATATCATCAACATATAATGATTCAGACATGTACCAATCTAGTTCACGTTCAATATACTTATATGCAGGTTTACGAATTACGAAATCTTCATCGGCAAGAAACGATTCACCAAAGACTTCGATAGTTTTTGCACCAGTACGATCAATAGTATAATCTTCACAGAGATACTTGTTCATAATGATGTTACGAATGTCTTGGACTTGTTTCATTAGATAGATTCCATTAACGCTTCAATATCAGATACTTCTGCAATTAGATCAGAAACATTTTGATTATGGAAAGCTCTTGCGGTTTTCCTTAGGATTGATTTTGGGATCTGAACTTCTTCAGCCAAAGCATTGATTGCTTCTTTTTGAAAATCACGTTCTGATTCCATTCTTGTAAACGAATTACTCATTTCTTCCATGCAACCACGGATTCGTTTTTTGTCTGCGTCACTTGACGGTAATATCACATTGCTCATTATTTAGTACTCCTGTTAAATACATCTTTAGTTGAATCCTGACCTTTAATACCTTTACGACAGTAAGAGACAAAGAAACTTGAATAGTTAATTAAATCTTTTGCTGAATCTTCAAGGGATTCAAAGTTAGGATCATAATCATCTGACTGCATTGCTTCCATTACAGATTTCATACGTAGCATTTTTGCATGCATGATATCATGAATGGTTGTAATTCCGTTAGGATAGTAGTCAGCTTGTTGAACAGTTGAGTTCGGATTTTGATAATCACGAGACTTTCTCAACTGAAGGTCAACGCACTCTTGTAGTACATCAACCGAAACTGGGTTTGTCTGTTTCGACATAGTTTACTCCATAATAAAAAATCTATTATAACAAAGTTCTAATAGAATGTCAATAGTTATTGTAATTGATTGCTGAATGGTAATTCATATCCTTCTTCAAGGAATTGTGCGGTAAGTGATCTCTCAACATTACCATGAACCTGTACTTCTTCTTTAGTAACTTTACCTGTAAGAGGACAGATAACATCAATGACCGTAGGTGGTGTATAGATTCCAAAGACATGAATTGTTTCTTTCATCAAACCACGTTCTTCCATAATACGAAAGATCCTTGCGTTAGTACCATCTCCTCGTGGAGTAATACCATTCTTATACATTCCTACTCTACCATTCCATGCCGTTTTACCACCAGCTTTACCTATCTTCATAAGTTGACCTTTACATACCATATAATATACTAAATCATTGTTTAGGTCTTTGGCTCTAAGGTGTGGTGATCTGACATAAGAAAGTCGGTCTCCGTCAATTTGGAGAGTACCGATAAATGTCATTTTGGTTATATGTTCTTTTAATAAAGACCCATCGAGAGATAGGTCAGTATTGAAGATTTCCATTTGCATAATATAAAAGTCTTTTTTAATTTACAGATATATTATAATCTAATTCATAAAGAATGTCAATAGTTTTTTAGAGAACTTTTCTCCAAACATTCTGAATTCTGTTTTGTTTCATGAATATATGAAACGTATTGTATTGCTGTATAATGTATTGCATTGTGTTTCCTACTTGTTACCTACATGTTACATAAATGTAACATTGTAATATTATATATAAGGAAAACCTAATGGTATCAATAATTTATACGACTTTTGGTGCCGCAGGTATTACAAACGTTCTTACTGTTGCCAATTTATCTTCGGCTTCGGCAAGTTTTGCGACTTCAGCATCAAGAGTTTCAACTGTACCAGGATGTTCTGCTACTCCAACTCCATTCTCTAAAAATACCGCAATGTTTGCTGTATGTTCTGCAATGGCTGCTTCGTATTTTGTAATTAGTGCGTTGACTAATATTTCTCTAATTGCCATTTTATTCTCCTTTCAATGTTGGTAGGATACCGTGATTACCTTCGTGAGATGGAGCTGTCCATCCTTCAGGTTTCATTAGATCAGGTAATCCTAATGGGTTTGGCCTTCCTTCCTTTACTCCAGGTTCTTTGGCCATATTTGCTTTAAGAACTTCGTCCCAAGCTTTATAAGGATCGACTCCGAAGGCATCAAGAGTACCGATTGCCACTACACAAAGGTCAACTAAACCATCTACGATTTCTTCGGAGTCGATAACTTTTTGGGCTGATCTTGTTTCTTCAAGTTCTTCTTGTAGGAAGTCAACTCGAAAACGCAAGAACGCCTTCAACTGATTTATATCTGCTGTCTGCATCCAATCATGTGTTTTATATTTGGCTTGCATTTCATTAATGTCTTTTACCCAGTCTTTACTCATTTGGATATCCTTGTGAAATATATACACCGATAGCACCAATTTGTCCTTCGGTTAAACCTTTTGCTGTTCCCCACATCAACATAGATTGAGGACCAACTTGTTCTCCTGCTTTATATTTTAATAACTTACCAATAATATCATCAGCAGATTGTCCTTGTAATTTAGGACCTATACCACCTTGTCCTTGTGGTCCATGACAGGCAGCACAAGTATTCATAATTGGTCTGATATCAGCAAAACGATCTTCAGCCATTGCGACTGATGTCATTCCTAATAGAGCAGTTGTTAATAAAACGTTCTTCATAGTAATTCCCTTAATTGGTCGAAACCACCGATCTTTTCTTCGTCTTTAATAATCTGAGGAAAAGTTCTTGCGGTTGGAAAAATTTCAAAAAATTCGTCTTGAGAATAATCAAGACCTAAATGCATGTACTGATATTCAGCACCTTTAGATTCACAAAGTTGTTTTGCCATTTTACAATAAGCGCAATTGTCTTTACCGTAAATCTTTATCATACTAGTTTTAGTCCACCACTATCTGGTAGAGCTATCCCTGTTGTTGCTTCAAGTACCTGCTTTTTCAACTCGTCTTGTGGTTCAGCCACGAACATAACGTGTTGTTCAGATACAGCAATTGGTTTTCTTGAGGCATAAGGTACGAAAGGAACCATTCCAATTTTACCTTCACCTGCTGGTACTAACAAGATTCCATCTGTTAATGTATAGAATCCTTTATCATATACCACTTTTGCTACAACCTCTTCTCCGGTTGATAGTCTTACAATTTGTACATCGCTCATTGCGTTTCTCCTGTAATAGTGTTTATTATAACACAGTTTAATTTAAATGTCAATAGTTTAAC